AAATCGACCAATCGATGCGCTCCTGGCTACAACTGCACCGGCCCTCGATGCCGCAGCTTTGGCAAATGTCAGCGGTCGTCAGCTCGGTAGCTTCGGTGCAGAGCTTGGCGCGTCGTCTCTGGACTATGATCTTGGCGCACAACAACTTGCCACTGATCTGCGGCGTGAGGCACTTAACAGTCTGTTCGGTCTGCTGATTGCCGAACGTCAGGCAGCAGCTCAAGAGTCTGCTGCGGCAAGGACTGCAAGCGCTCCCACAAATCTACAAATCGGAAACACCGGCATCGAATTGACACCTCAAGGTCAGGTTGTCTACAACCCAAACTAGGGAGCTAATAAATGGCACGTTATCAAGATATTTCGCTCGCATTTGGTGACCTAATCGACACCCCAGTGACTAGGCGGCAGAAGGTCGAAGAGGCTTCAAGACTTGCACAGCAGCGTCTGAGAGCAACGGGTGGTCCTTTCGCGGCTTTGGCAAGCGGTATCGCTGGCTCCCTCCCTGGGATCACTGAAAACGTCAGAACCACCGCGAGGGATGCTGGCTTCTCTGCATTTCAAACGCCAGGGGAAAGGCTGGGCCAACAGCTTGCCGGGATCAACACAAGGACTTACGCCGGTGAACAGGAAGCGGCCAATCTCTTGCAGAGGTCAGGCTTCCCCGCTCGCGCCAACGCCGCCAGGTCACAAGCGATTCAAAACGAACTAGCAAGGCGAGAACTAAAACGCCCACAGACGATATCAGCCAGCGAAATCGTAAACGGTCGATTAATCCAAAGAGACCCGCAGACCGGGGCAATCACTTCTACGTTTGTCTTGGGTCAAGAAGGTGACTTCATACCGGAAAATCTAAAAAATCAGGAGCTAGGTAAAGTCAGCACAGCGATGCAAAAGCTCCGACAAGACGCAGCAGAAACGGCAAGCTCTTATGGCAAATTACAAGGATTGAAGGCCGGAATGGAGCGGAAAGACAGATCAGCCATAAACTCTGCCATAATGCTGACTGCTAGGTTGATTTCCCCTGGGGTGGTTACTGATGCCGACTTCAACGCTTATTCCGGCGCAGAGACAAGTTTTGAAGTTCTGAACAATTTTTTCACGGGAGCAGGGTTTACAAAAGACCAAATTCTTAGAATTTTTGACCCAACCAACCCAGACACATTTGATCCTGATCAATTACTTCGCACCGCTAATGCAGCGATCACTGCTTCGATACCGGCAATATTGCAATCAAAAGACGACCAGAGGGAGATCGCAGAGGCTTTGCAAGCACCTGATCCTTACCTAACGGCGCAGTTTGAAAGCCTGGGATCGTTCAACAATCTTGAGAAAATACTTGAGGAGCTGCCCGATCAACCGACGACCGGCAGCGTGTCAACGCTTCTACAGCTTCCAGATCAACAATCGGCTCAGGCGTTTTTGGAAACGAATGAAAGTATCTCAGAAGTCATTTTTACCGATGCAAATGGTGTGCGACAGAAATTAGTTAGAGACCAAGGCGGGAGCAACTAATGGCAGAATTTAACGTTGTCCCACTGACAGAGACGGAGACGCAAGAGCTAAGTGATCAGGCTGCTACCTCGCGGCGAGCTGCTTTTATGCAAGCACCAGAAATCAGTCGCACCGGCATTATGGAACTGATGCGCGATAGCGAAAACCCTGGGCCTTCAATCTTCGGCCAACAAATACCGACACCCCAGGAGCTGTCGCTGTCTGCACTTTCTCTGGTAACGACAGACCCATTTGAGCTTGGGATGATACTGCGCCAAGCCGATCCAGACATAGGCATCGTGCAAGCGCCACCGAGTGACGGAGGGGAGTTCTTCGCGGTCAGGCGGGTGATGGACGCAGACGGCAAGCAAACCGGAGAGAAGATTTTTAACCTAAATAAAAAAGGGTTGTCACCTATTGACGTTTTGCAAGGGCTTGGCATCACCAGTCTCTCAATGATCCCAGGCTTTCAACGTACCGCAGCAACAAGAGCGGCAGGCGCTGGGGGTCTCCAGGCTGGGATACAAGCAACTCAATCAATGGCTGGAGGCGAGTTCAATGAGGGTGAGGTAGCATTCGATACAGCTACTCAGGGCGCTTTGGACTTGCTTGGCACTGGTTTCCGTGCAGCAACCCGACCCAGAGCGAGGGGAATGGTTGATCAAGACACGGCGAGACAAGCAACACAACTCGCAGAGGCAAGTTCTCCAGGGCAAGTGATTGACGCAGCCAAAAACTTAGACCTCGATCCAGCAGTTATTAAAGCAGCGAATGCACTCGGTGTGACTGATCTCCCACTATCGGCGGCTAGTCGTAACACGACATTCCGGGCCATTGATCAGGCCATTCGATCCATACCAGCCAGCAGGGGCGCGACGGCTCAGAGAGAAGCGTTGCAGCAGTTGGCTGATGAGAGCCAAGTCTTAATTAATTCGCTCGGTCGTTCAGACTCGTTAGGTCTCAATGATGAGGCTGTCGGTCTGGTTAAGAATCGGATCGAGGCGCTCTACCAGCAAGCTGATGAGCTTTTCTATGACGTTGTAGGCGACTACATCCCTGACAGTACACCCATCAACACCGACCCGATCTTGGAATATTTAGAGGTCCAGATAAATCGGTTCGGTTCGCTTGAGCGTCTGCCGACGCAAGAAAGGGCGCTTTACAACGACATCACCTCGGAAGAAACCTCAGAGCTTACTTATGCTTATTTAGACACCCTGCGAAAGCGCATAGGAGCATCGAAGAGAGCAGCCGAAAGAGGAACTGAGGGAACGCCAGCGTTTGAGTTGGGACAGCTAGAAACAGCACTGAAAGACGCACAGCGTGAAACATTAAGAGAGCTTGATCCGACCGCGATAAACGATTTTCCAATGGACTTGGCTGGCCGCTTTGACGCTGCCAGGAGATTTGTCGCAATGGGCAAGGAACTGGAAGCTCAAGCTCAGGGCGTCTTGGGCAAAGATTACACAAAGGCAATTATGCCGCAGATTGCTAGTGGGCTAAAAAATATTACTAAAGCCAACCTGAACACCTTTCGCAAGGCGATGGATGTTGTGCCGGAAGAAATCAGAGGGCGAGTCGTATTAAGTGCAATCGATGACATTTTCCGACAAGGTGCCAAGGCAGAGTCTGGCATAAATATGAAGGTATATTCTGACTGGTATGATTCCTTAAAAAACAGCGACGCAGCTTTCGCGGAGGTTTCGCAATATCTGAATCCTGAGCAGCTAGAATTTCTGGATAACTTGGGTACTGTCACTAGAGGCTGGTCAAATGCGATGCGAGACCGAATCGAAACGGGCCGCCTTGACGCTTTTTTAAAGCAGTTTGATGCAAATGGTAGTGTGGTCTCCAGGCTTGCTAATCTTGCTGGCGGTGACTTCTCTCGGTTTGCTAGTGCCATTACTGCCACTATGGGTGAAAAGGGGAGTCAGACAATCACCGCGATGAATGACCTTTTGAATGATCCGGTCTTTCGTCAGATGGGCATCAAGTACATGATGAACGAGTCTACGGAGACCCTTTTTGACCGTCTTATTCAACGCAAACCGTTTCAGGTTTGGCTCAACACCTTACCCGAAGAAAGTAAAAAGCAGATTCTGACAAAAGGCTTGATGTTTTATCTGACTGATGAAGAGTCGGCTGCTTTGTCGGAAGAGTACAGGGCTAGGCAAAGACGGCTTGACGGTCGTACTCGCAGAGAGCTGAGGACTGGTATTAATTAGCGCAAAAATAGGCCACAGGGATGTCAAAAAGGATGTCAATTGTCCTGACATATCCCTTACACCCCTGTAGCACTAAGTGGCACTGATAATCACTTTTGAGAGCTAGATCAATAACTTAAATAAGTGCAAGAAAGTGCCACAAAGGGTCACAGAAGGGTACGTCGAGAGTTCGAATCTCTCTCCCTCCGCCAGTAGCCATGCGGCCTCCAGAGCATTTTGACCCTCAAGGATGTCAAAAGGATGTCAATTTGTTTTTACCCGATCTTAGTCTTGGATTCTAAGATCGAGTTATCTGTCTCGCTAAACTCCTCGATCCATTCTGAATATCTATCAAGGAACATCTGAGCAGAGTGTCCCATTTGCTGTGCTGCTTTTGCCGGAATAACTCCCATCGACAGCAATTCGGCTGCTCTGGTGTGTCTACAAGTATAAGGAGTTCTTTTCATTAGTAGCTCACCCGTGTCTTCGTCGTATATCTCACCATACGGAAGACCGACTTCTTCGTGAACCTTTGCCCACTCCTCATTGTAAACCTCTGGCTTCACGGAGAACTTGCCAATCGTATTCGGGAAAATCCACTTTTTAGTAAAACGGGAAGGAGCTTCTCGCAGTTCAGATCGAACCCAAGCTGGGACGTAAACCTTTCGCCTTGCGCCAGTCTTCGGCGGTTCTATCTTGCCATCCGACAAAGCTCTCTGGATGTGCATATATTCGCCATCGTAATCGTCCCACTTTAGAACCAGCAGTTCCTGCGGTCGTAATCCGCATCCAATCGACAGTGAGAAATAGAGCCTAATATTAAAGCCCGCTCTTCCATTTCTTTCGCAAGCAGAAATAAGTTGATTGATTTCTTCTGGTTTATAACGAGCAATCCGATGCTTCTTCTTTGCTTTTTTGCCTTTTCCAGAGACAGCTCCGTGACCTGGAGAATCAATGTTGTAATGCTCGAACACGTTGTTCAGCACTTGCAGATAGTTTTTCTTTGTTTTGTTTTGGTAGTTCTTACCTTTCAGCTTTAGCTCTGCAAAGTATTCTTGAATGATCTCGGTAGTGATTTCTTCGAGGTCATAATTTCCAAAAGCAGGAAGCCAGTGAGCGTTCAAATGCTTCCTCATGTTTTTGATTGTTGAAGTGTTGCAATGTTCAGTTCCGATAAGCAAATACTTCTCAGCAGCTTCACGGAACGTCAGATACTTGGAAGGGACAGCAACGTGGTCAGACTTATCGAGTCTGATTGGTTTACCTTGCGAGATCAGATATAGCCATTCATCTCTGATCTTTTCAACTTTGGCAAGGTCTCTTTTATTTTTGTAGGACGTTCCTGAGATAGTTGCCCGGATATCATATCCAGCTTTGCGGATTTGGATAACATAAACACCGTGACGGTTGATGCTTATGTGGTGCGGCATTACTCGCGGATCGTCCTGGCGTCTGATTTTGCTCTTAGCCATTTGTCTGCCTCTTCAACGTCAACAAAAGTTTGCTGTCCGACTCTGATGAATTGTTTTCCCTGCTCCATATCCAAAGACCACTTTTTCCAAATGTCTTCGGAGATGTTCATTTCTTCTATATATCGGAGTCGATGGACGTATCTTGATTTCATGGTCACTCGCAAAAGCTACGACTGCACCTTGGACAGCCAGTAATGATTTCTTTATATGCTCTGGGGTAGTCAACAAAGTCGAATCCACAAGAGCAAACGCAATCTAGCGGGAAGCAGACATAGGGCATGGTCTGAACGCTGAGTATGTCCTTCCTCCTCGCGGTATCAATCTCTAATCCGCGAAAGGGAGATCCACCTTCACACCCTTTTTTGCTGGCGCACTGGCACCACCCTTTGAGTCCAGCATCTGCATCTCTCTGGCAACGATCTCAGTGGCATACTTTGTCTCACCGTCCTGATCCCAGCTTCGGGTTTGCAGCTTGCCCTCAACATAGAGCTTTGAGCCTTTATTGACATACTGTTTAGCGATGTCTGCCAGCTTGTTGAAAAACACTACCCGGTGCCATTCAGTATTTTCCTGAGACTCGCCAGTGTTCTTATCCTTCCAGTTCTCACTGGTAGCCAGTGACAGATTCACCACCGTGCCACCATTGCTGGTCGTGTTAGCTTTTGGCTCTTGCCCGACGTTTCCGACCAGGATAACTTTGTTCACTCCGGCCATGCTTGTTCTTCTCCACTATTTGATCGTTATTAATTAATTCAGCGACCAGAGCTTGCACCTCGGTCTCTAGTTCCTTTACCGCAGCCTCACTTGGCTTAAACCTCACCACCTTGATTTGGGGCGTATAACTGGGCTGATACTGGACAAAATCCACCATACGAGCGCCCTGATGCCAGAGACAGGCAACCTGAGCAATCATCTGGGTCATATATTCTTCTTTTATTTCAAGTGTTCTGAGAAACCTTTGATGCTCCTTTGGAGCAGGGGACTTGATCTCAATCAATATTGAGGGATCGCTCTCTAAAATGCCGTCGGGAGAAGCGGCAAAGAACGGAATCTCCGGGTGTGGCTGAGAAGTGCAGTCAAGGATTTTCTCCCCAAACATCTCCTCATAAATCATCTTCGCCACTGGCTCCCTGGCTCGACCGTTCTTCATCGACTGAGAATCAAAGCCAATCTCAATCGAATTGGTTTGCAGCTCACTACCCTTTAGATCTAGCGCAGACATCCTCGCTATCTGTGAATATGTCCCTTTGGCCGTCTTCTTGATCGCAGGGTGCAGCATCGACGCCGTGAAGCTGGCAATCCGGTCGGGATCGGTTGTCGGGTTTTCTTGTAGCTCGTTTGCTTCCCTACTCAATGACAGTTGCCTCTTGGAGACTTGCAGCAAAAGCATTTAGGGTCGGTCTGACCTTTTTGATAATTGACGGCTCGCAGTTAGCATTCAGCCATTCGGTCGCTTTCTCTACTTCCAAAATCGTGCCGTGCAGCTCCTGCGTCTGCGGGTTGAAATTGGTCAGTTCGTAAACTTTGTTTAGCGCCTCGCGGTATGGATCAGGCTGCTCCTTTGGCTGCTGCTCTACTTCCGCAGCTCTCGCCTTTGCTCTCTCGATCTCCTCGAAGCTGGCATATTCCTGACCCGCGATACCGATTGATGCCAGGGCGCGTCCGATGGCAGAGGTCTCGCAGTTCTCGAGCATTGCGGTGCGGTTGATTTTATTGGCTGTCTTAAATTCGTGAGCAAACCCAGAGCCATAGATACGACCGTCAGGTTTTCTAATAACAGCCCTCATGATGCAATGGTCAGCGTCATGCTCGACTAGGAACGTCTCCATCTCAAAATTCTTGTATACAGGATTAGTCCTGAACTCCTTTACCCGGGCGACCACCAGCTTGTAGTCATTGCCGTGTATGTCAGCCGTGCCTTTTTGTATGTCAATCACGTTTGCTTCGACCATTTTCGTAGCTCCTCAGATATTAGCTATTCTAATATATCTGCATATTATTACTACGCTAAAGTAAATTTTTTTAAGTTTTGCGGCGTTCTTGGAAGGTTCCGATCACGCAACCAACGACTAGATCACCCTCTGCCAACTGAAAAACTGTATCGGGGAATTTTTTGTTCAACTGCTCGAATGTGCCACCGCCGATTGACTTGGCAAAGGTGATGTCGTCGTTTTTGATCAGCATGAACGTATCTCCACTGCCGTCCTGGATCGTTGGATCGACAAACGCAAATTCACCTCTACGCAGGTCAGGCTCCATCACTTCGGTCTCGACCTCAAAGGCTCTAACCTCTGACCCGCATGAGCCAGGATAGTGTAGGGTCTTTCCATTCTTTGTCATTGGCACCTCACCCCTTGACATCTGTCTTGCAGACGATACCTTGTCGCTGCGTGAACCAGTTATAACTGGGACGATTTTTGTCGATGCTCCTTCAAGAAGCACCGCAATACGAGGGGAAAAGTCCTTAACTTCGCAATTTAGAAGCCTGGCAAAAATCAGTGCATTCTCTGGGCTGATTGCTGAGCTGTCATCCCTAGTGCTCATAATCTGAGAAACCCGTGACTGATTGACTCCCAGCACCTCAGCGATCTTCGCCTGATCAATCAAGTCTTCATTTCTTGCAGTCTGCGCTTCGCGCGTCTGCAAATACAGATTATGTAGACGTTGACACTCCAGCTTTTGTTCTTCGGACAACTTAGCCATGAAGCCATATTACCTTTGTTAATATTTCAAACACAAGGCATGTCGTCAGACGATTAAAAAACTTGATACACCTCGCTTGAAATACTGCCGAAATTGCTATGTTTTATCAATGAAGAAAACCAACGACTTTACGACGGCAGGCGGAAATTAATGAGATATTTTGCACTTTAGACTGCAAACTAACACTTTTTGAGAGAAACGATTGAATATTAATTTGAATTAATATTAAGATGGCCGATACTGTAAATGAGAATCATTATCATCAGGATTAATGATATGCAATCAAACCGTGTCAGACCCGAGGATGAGCCAATTGAGGCCCGAGTCAAGAAAATTAAAAAACGCATCAAGGCAATGCGTAGGGCGAAGAAGTACACCGTGAAAGAGATGGCAAAAGCTCTCGGTATGGCCGAACGGAGTTACTCGGATAAAGAAAACCCGCTCAAATCAACAGAGTTCTGGTGCAGCGAACTTATCATGATCAGTCGCAAACTTGATGTTATGCCTGGCTTAATTATCGCTGATTATTACTCTCCACGGATGGTGCAGGATATTTTCTCGGTCCTCGACACGGTTACGGACCTACAAACAACCGTTGAGAGGGTCAAATCTGGATTCGCGGCAGCGGAAAAAAAAGATGGCAAAGCAAATTTCACGGGTAAACTTTAAATATTGACCCTTTTTGTTTGTCCAATTATATTAGCGAAACTAATGTTAATGATTTTGATTCATATGAAGTACAGCCTTGAAGAGTTCAAACGGGGAGACCCGCACGGCATCAAGATGTCGCAGGAGCAACTAGGTGCGATGTTCGGCGTTTGCCAAGCAACTATCAGCGGAGCCATTAAATCCACCAAAAATGGCACCAAGCGATTCCACATTGAAAAGCTACCAAAGCAACAAGGTCATAGCCATAGCCTCTATGCGCTTAAAGCAGAATCGACGGTAGGTGTCGGTGCCTTACCGTGGGAGTGATGTTGTTGATCTTGTTGTCGGCATAACAGGCAAACCCGCGAGGAAGAATGCAAAGGGTTGGGTGTGCGTCTGCCCATCTCACCAGGATGATTACCCCTCACTATCAATTGGCGACGGGGATCGCGGTGTCCTGCTGAACTGCTTTAGAGGCTGCTCACTAAAAAAAATCTGCCAGGCGATAGGCATCGAGCGCCACGAGCTATTCTATGACGACAGAAGACCAACAAAAAAACGTCATCCCGATTATTCCGCAGAGCAGCGAGAACTCGACGAAACCATTCTGGCGCTATTCCACCTACGAGAGCAGCAAGGTCAGAAAAGTTCACCATCTGACATTGAACGCGCACAAGAAGCCTACCGGAACCTTCAAAGATTTGAGTAAACAAGCTATTCGGGAGAAGCTGGCCGATGACATTGCGTCCTACTTGGCGAAGGGTGGCGAGATCAAGGAGATTGAACCTGGGGTCGGAGTTCTGGAAACAGTCTTCCAAGACAAGCACTGAATGGAAGGCTTTGTGGCTGTTCATCGTCGTCTGCGTCGGCACTGGATTTTTGACGAACCGGAGGCGCTTAAATTTTGGATTTCAATTTTGATGGACGCCAACTGGTCTGATCGGCACACGGTGATCCGAGGTCAAAAGATCATGGTAAAGAGGGGGCAACTTGTTTTCGGCCGTCGCAGTTATGCCGCAAAACTTGGTATCTCCGAACGCAAAGTCAGGCGGTACATTAACCAGCTTGTTGATGAGAATATGGCGTCCCACTCAAATTTGCCTAAATATTCAATCATATCAATAACTAACTACGACGCGTTCCAAAAAAACGTCCCACTCGCGTCCCACAAAACGTCCCACTCGCGTCCCACTAACGATCCCAGTCAAACCCTTGCCATGACTGGGCTAGAACAAAATAGCGTCCCAGTGAGCGACGCAAAAACGTCCCACAAACCGGCCACACTAGAAGAAAAGAAAAGAATATTGGGGGAGAAAAAACGGCGGTTTACACCGCCTCGGTTAGAGGAAGTTGAGGAGTTTTGTGAGGAGCGCAGGAACGGGATTGATCCACAGAGATTTATCGACTTTTATGCCGCGAAAGGGTGGATGGTTGGAAAGAACAAAATGGTCTGCTGGCGAAGTGCAGTTCGGACATGGGAGAGCAAAAACCGGAATACATCTTCCCTCGCGGTAAAGGACTATATCCTGTGATCACTGATCTCTCGGTTTATGAGAACACCGTGATCGAAGAGATGCGAAATGGCTTCGAGCTTGAAGGTCTAAAAATGCCCTGGTCGAAGACTCACCAGGACATCACGTTGCCGACCAAATACATCTCGATCTTGTCGGGCAGCTCTGGCAACAAAAAAACAACGCTGTCGATACAACAACTCCTGTACACCAGCCAGTTTCATAAGGTCGGTTTTGCCAGCTTTGAAATGCGCGTTAATTATCTGGTGCGGATGATGGCAGCAATGAGCGCAGGAGTTCAGGAATCGACCGTCGGAGAATCTTGTGTTCGAGAGTTTGCACAGTTTTCTAAAAAGAGAATCTTTTGTTTTGATGAGATTGGCGACGTTCCGGCAAACAAAGTTTTAGCAGCAGTGACCAGGATGGGTGATCAGGGGTGCCGACTGATAGTCGTTGATAGTCTGATGATGGTTGATCTTTACGCCAAGTCTGCTCAAGAAGAATACGCCAAGCAGCGAGACTTTGTGGCGAACTTGTCAGCTCTAGCAGCAACCTACGATATGCACATCATGCTGGTGGCTCACAATCGCAAACCTGGGGATCACGGCGATGATTACATACCGAATAAGAACTCAGTCAGGGGCAGCTCTGGAATTACTGATGTCGCTGCGGTGGTTCTCCTGGCCCACTCTGATCAAAAAAAAGCGCAGCTTCTCCAAGATGTTCGCAAGCATGGGCATCAACTTACAGACAAGGAGCAGCAGTACGTTGACCGGCATCCTTGTCAGCGACTCATCGTAGCAAAAAATCGTTTTGCTCCTTTTCAGGGAACCATTGGGCTGTGGCAGCACACCCGTAGTCGGCAACTGCTCGGGGATCGGGCAGACAAGGAGATGCGCTTTGGCATTTGAAGGTCAGTTCTCAATCGTGACAAACGAGCATCAGTTAGAGATTGCGATTCAGGAGCTCAAGGATCGCTTTGAGGCCACAAGATACGTCCAGATAAAAATGACTGAAGCGAAGACCAGAACATCGAGGCAGAACAACGCTCTGCATCTTTACTGTCGGATGGCAGCAAAAGACCTGAACGACGCCGGTTGTGACCAGCGCAAGGTGCTGAAGCCCTCGATGTCGATTCCCTGGACGATGGAGAGCTTTAAGGAAAATCTGTTCAAGCCAGTGATGTCTGCAATGTTCGGCCACACGACGACTGCCGATTTGAAGACCGGTCAGGTCGGTGAGGTGTACGACACGATCAATCGAGAGCTTTCGGAAAAGTTCGGAGTTCAAACCAGCTTCCCCGACAGAGGTGGGAGGTAAGCGCAAGGGGTGAGTGCGCTTGGGTCACCAGAAAACCGCCTCAGTTGATCACGCATCTAGTTCCTGAGAGAAACTGCGGGGATCAGCCGGCTGGCCCACGTTACGGGCCAACTTGAGGGAGACATGAGAGAAGTCGAGATAACGATCAAGCTAATCGGTTCAGAGGACGACGCGCAAGAGATCATTGATGCGCTGCGTTTGGTCGCTTCTGCGGTGAAAGCCAAAGATGATAATCAGGACGATGATGAGAACCTGTAAGCACTGCAAGACAAAAGTGCCGAAGGACAAGGTATTGATCGTCAACGTGCAGTCGTTCTGCGACTGGGACTGTGTTCACGCCTTCACTCAGTCAGATAAGGGCAGGGCGGCAGCGGAGCGGATGCAGCGCAAGGAACTGAGAGAACGCAAGCAAGCCTTAAAGAAGATACCGCAGCTCAAAGTCGAGGCTCAGACTGCGTTCAACAAATACATCAGGCTGCGGGATTGGGCCAAGCCGTGCGTATCTTGCGGCAAGCCAGCGAACAATAACGGTAACCAGCGAGATGCGAGTCACTACCTAGCGAGGGGCAGGACAAACGGTGGAGAGTTCCGGCGCTTTGACCCGTTGAATGTTCACGGCTCCTGCAAGGTGTGCAACCAGTACCGGGAAGGCAACCTGATCGGATATCGCAAGGAGCTGATCAATCGCATCGGGGAGGCGAGGGTTGTCGAGATTGAAGAAACCAACCGAGTCAAGAAGTGGAACCATGTCGAACTCAGGCGAATCAAAGCCCTGTATGCCAGGAAATATCGGCTCTATAAGCGATTGTTCCGCTAGAACTCTGTGCTTTCAGGCGGGTTCTGTGGTAATATTTGCCAATGATATCAGCGCACTACGGTTAAATCCGGCACAGTCTGCAATGGACATCCGGTCTGCTGAAACCTTCCTCGCGGCACTAAGGCAACAACTCCCCAGCAAGTAACCCCAGGCAACTCCGGCAAGTGCAGCCGTGTGCTTTTCTCCTATACAGATATAAGACCAAGACGCTAACTTGTTACACGTGAAACGTAGTGAAATTACTATGAATTAATCATATTACTGCCAATGATGCTGAGAGGCTCTCAGAAGGCGTACAAGCGACATCTATTGCAGGGGTGGTGTGATTGCATGGGGTGATTTTTTTAGGGCGTAGAGGGGCTGAGAGAGAATGGCGGATAAGTGGGTTGGGGGCACCTAGAGACATATTCTTCTGGGATTTGCTGCGCCGCCGACTGATCAAAATTTAGACAGTTAGCTCCAGTAATATAAATTACCGGAATTAACGTTACAACATATTGTGGTGTATTTAGCCAGATCAGCGGATTCGTTGATCAATATTTCACCAACCACAACATATTGTGATCTGGCTTGGGGGGTGGGGCATGAAAACGACACCCCTGGCCCCCGATCGCTGCATAATTATTTTTAGTACCCTCCCCCTCACAAAATACCAATTCACATTAACTATGTTACGGTCTATTAATGCCACGCAAGCAGATCGACCCTGAGACCCAGCGCCAGATTGACTCCTGGACGAAACCTGAGATACCGAAGGCTAGAAGACCAGGCAGACCGAAGAAGGGTGAGGTTCGTCCTGTTAAGAGAATGGGCCGACCACCTGGGCAAAGGGCTTCTCAGTTAGAGCTTCAGGAGTATTTGTATTCTCATCCTGACAAGCTCAAGGCAGTTGAGATGCTGTTTGAGTGCGCTCTGGATAAGGAACACAAGAATCAGGCTCAGTTTATGAAGATTCTCATGGATCGGGCTCTACCTGTATCTGGCTTTGAAAAGACTGCCGGTAAGCAAGCGATCCAGATCAACATTAATAGGATTGAGCCGGAGTCGGTAGATGTGAGGGGTGAGACCATTGAACAGAATTAAGTCGATGCTTCAGGAGCATGAGGGCAAACGTGCCAAGCTCTACCGGGACACGGGTGGCATTCCGCATATCGGGGTTGGCCGGAATCTCAATAATGGCTTACGGGACGATGAGATCGATCTGATGCTGGACAATGACATCCAGCAGTGTATTGAGGAGTGTGCTTCTGCCTTCCCCTGGTTCAATACACTGGATCAGACCCGCCAAGATGTAATCACTATGCTTTGTTTCAACATGGGTTTGCCTCGCCTGAATCAGTTTGTAAAGACGCTGGCTCTGATCCAGGAAGGCAAGTTCGAGGAAAGTGCCGCCGAGCTGCTCGATAGTCGCTGGGCTGCACAGGTTGGTGAGAATAGGTCGTTTACCCTCGCGGGAATGTTATCTAGCGGAGAGTACCCCGGTGGCTACGACTAAAAATGTGGAGCGCCTCGGTTCTGGTCGCCTGAAATATCGGGGCGTCACCTTTGCCGGGTATAACAAGCCTCGCGCCCAGAAGAAGGGTAACAAGCAAAACGTCGTGTTGGCGAAGAAAGGCAATGAGGTCAAGATGGTTCGGTTCGGTGATGCCACCATGAAGAATCGATCCAATGAACCCAAACGCAAGGCCAACTTCAGGGCCAGACACAACTGCGACACGGCAAAGGATAAATTCACTGCACGATATTGGTCGTGCCAGGACTGGAAATAATGGCTAAAGGTGTTAAGCACTATAAAAAAGACGGGTCGCCTCATACCGGCGGGACTCACAAGATGCCGAACGGCGAGCTGCACACAGGTGCAAGTCACTCTAGAAGCTCGGTGAAGCTGTTTCACTTCGGGGACTTGTCGAAGAAGGCCCAGGCTAAGGCTCGGCAGTCCTGGGGCAAGTAATGGCGCGAAAATTTGCCAAAGTTCCAAAAACTTCACGGGGAACCCCGACCAAATATGTGCGCAGCTCAAAGAACAAGAAAAAAACAGAGGATGAAATTAAGTCAACTGCCAAGAAATACAAAGAGGGCAAGTTGACGAAAAAAGAAATGGACGAAATTGTGAAGAAGAGGGTGGCAAGTGGCAAAAAAGGCAGCAAAAAAAGGCGGAAGTAGCGAAACAACCCTGAAGAATATTAGCAAAAAGCACAATGTCCCCGTCGGAATATTAAGAAAGGTGATGAAAAGGGGTCAGGGCGCTTATTTCAGCTCAGGATCGCGCCCAGGACAGACTCCGACGAGTTGGGGACTTGCCAGAGCAAGAAGTTTTGCCTCCGGCAAGGGCGGGGCAAGAAAAGCCGACGCCGACTTGTGGAAGCAGGTCAAGAAAACCCGCAGCGCATGATCTTTTTATCGTTATTCGGTGCGTTTGCACTGAATTGTTTAATTTTAATTATTTTGGAGAACGGTAATGCCAGGAACCAAAGGCTCCCACGGGGGCATGAAGCGAAACGGTAACAAAAAGCCCAAGAAGCGAAAGCCAAAGAATCGTAATTACTGATGGCGTTTGATGTTAGCTTGCTTCCCTGGCAGGAGGAGGTCTGGGACGATCCCGCTCGTTTCAAAGTCGTGGCGGCGGGGCGTCGAACCGGCAAGTCTCGGCTGGCAGCGTATATGCTGCTGGTCAAGGGCTTACAGACCACTGACGGCGAGATTTTCTACGTGGCCCCGACTCAAGGGCAAGCCAGAGACATTCTCTGGAATTTGCTGCTTGAGCTGGGTCAGGGCGTGATTGCGTCCAGCCATATCAACAATATGCAGATCAAACTGGTCAACGGAACCCAGATATCTCTGAAGGGAAGTGACCGCCCGGAGACGCTGCGAGGCGCAAAGATTTCATTTGTTGCCATAGATGAGTATGCCGACATGAAGGCAGATGTATGGGAGCAGATACTCAGACCGGCGCTGACTGACCTGGCCCCGAAATCTTCGGCGCTGTTTATCGGTACACCGACCGGGCGCAATCATTTCTGGGAGCTTTACAAAAAGGCCCACGACTTGCCGCAGTTTTCGGCGTTTCACTTTACCAGCTACGATAATCACAAACTGAGCAGGGAAGAGATAGAGAACGCCAAGCAAACCATGTCGAGCTACAACTTCCGGCAGGAATATATGGCGAGCTTTGAGGCCCGAGGCTCAGAGATGTTTAAGGAAGACTGGATCATCTACGACGACGAAGAACCAACCGACGGCGAATATTATGTGGCCGTTGACCTGGCCGGTTTTGCCGATGTGGGTCAAAGCTCAAAACGGAAAAAAACCAATTTAGACTCGACCGCGATCTCGGTGGTTAAAGTCAACCAACGAGGCTGGTGGGTCAAGGAGATCATTCATGGCCGATGGGACTTGAACGACACGGCGATGAAGATATTTCAGGTCGTCCGGGATGTTCGCCCCCTCGCGGTAGGCATAGAGAGAGGGATTGCAAAACAGGCGGTTATGTCGCCTCTGTCTGACCTGATGCGTCAATACGTTATGTATTTTCACATCGAGGAGCTGAGTCACGGCAACAAGAACAAAACCGACCGGATTATGTGGGCGCTCCAAGGGCGCTTTGAGAATGGCATGATCCGGCTGAACCGGGGTGACTGGAACGACGAGCTATGTGATCAGCTCTTCCAGTTCCCCGATACATTGACGCATGACGATCTGCCCGACTCTCTGGCTTACATTGACCAGATGGCAACGCAGATTTATGCGTCTGACTATGTAGAAGACAACTATGAGCCGATGGATTCGGTGGCAGGGTACTGATATGCGAGAACTAGACCCCAGGATATATTCCATGCAGGAGCTTACTCAGTTCGTAATGAGCAACTGCGACGAATGGCGACAGAGCTATAAAGACAACTACAAAGAACGCTTTGAAGAGTATTACGACATTTTCCGGGGCTTCTATACTGAACAGCAAAAGACCCGGCCATCAGAAAGGTCAAAGCTCATCTCTCCTAAAACGGCTGAGATTATCACAAAGCAGGTCGATGCCATTGATGAGGCTTGCTTTGGCAGGACAAAGTTTTTCGACATCAAAGACGATCTCGATCTGCTCCAGCCGCCAGCTAACGCCACCGACGAAGAACTCCAGCAATTCCAGGCAATTCAACAAGCGAAAGCTCAGGATCGGCAGGGTCTGGAGTTTTTGAAAAACAAGCTCACAGAAGACTTCGCAAAGCAGAAAGTGCGGATGGATATGGGCGAGGTGTTACTCAACGCCGCCATATTCGGCACCGGGATCGCCGAGGTGGTTCTGGATTATGAGACCGAAATGCGGCCCCAGACCCGAGTGATGAACGGCGCTGGGGTGAGCGGTGTTGAAGACGTTGACCGGGCAGTCGTTAAGCTGCGCCCGATCATGCCCCAGAACTTCCTGATCCCTCCGACTGCGACAGATATTGAATCGGCGCTCGGGGTGGCAATTGACGAAGAGGTCGCACCGCATCATATCCAGCTTCTCCAGGAGCGGGGAATCTATGAGGACAAGGATGTCGGGCTTGGCTCGGCGACTGATACTGACCTCGAAACCGACCCGACGCTGGATACCCAGCCGAAGCACGTTATCAGGCTGACCAAGTATTTCGGCATGGTTCCCAGGCACCTTTTAAATGCTTACCTGCAAGAAGACGAATTCGTTGACTCACTCGCGGAAGCAGTAGAGACCGAAGAGGAGGAGCCTGATGAGACGGTTGTGATGATCGAAGCCGAGGAAGACCCTGTTCCTGGCACTCCAGGCGAATCGTACTACGTTGAAGCGATTGTGATTATTGCCAACGGCTCAACAATCCTCAAAGCGATTGAAAACCCGTACATGATGAACGACCGCCCGGTTATTGCTTTCCCCTGGGACATCACCCCATCCGGCTTCTGGGGTCGAGGTCTGGCTGAAAAGGCTTATATGTCACAGAAGGGTCTCGACTCTGAGCTACGAGGTCGCGCCGACGCCTTGGCACTAACGAACGTGCCAATGATTGCAATGGACGCCACCCGAAAGCCCAGGGGTGAAGACAACCAGATCAGACCGGGAAAGACGATCCTGACCAACGGCAACCCCAGAGATGTTTTGCAGCCCTTTAATTTTGGGCAAGTCTCACAGATCACCTTTGCCCAGGCTCAGAGCTACCAGGACATGATCGAGCAAGCCACTGGCTCCTATGACATGATGCCATCAAACGTCAACCGCACTGCGGCAAGTGCAGTCTCTATGTCACTGGGATCAACGCTGCTCAGACAAAAGCGCACCCTAGTCAACTTTCAGGAGAGTTTTCTACTCCCATTCATCAAGATGGCTGCTTGTCGTTATATGCAGTACGACACGACGGCCTATCCTATCAATGATCTGTCATTCACTGTCAGCGCGTCCCTGGGACTTATTCAGCGTGAGCTGGAGATGCAGACCCTTGCTCAGTTGATGCAAGCGATGCCAGCAGACTCGCCACTGTACCCGGTACTCTTTAAGTCGATGGTCGAACTCACCAGTCTCTCAAATCGTGACGAACTGGTGCAGACAGCGACCGCGATGATGAGGCCCGATCCACAAGCGCAGCAGATCGCGCAGCAAGAGGCTCAGATCAGAGCGCAGCGAGTACAGGCTGAGATTGCTGCCCTGGCAGGACAAGCAACGGAGTCTCAGGCCAGAGCAAGAAAGACAGAAGCCGAGACGGTTGCCATCCCGATCCGTGAAGAAAGCAGACGCATCGATTCCATCAGCTCTCTTACTAAAGCTGACAACGAGATCGGGCCAGAGGACAAACTGAAGCTCGAAGTCGCAAAAAGTGGCGTCAGAGAGCGTGAGCTTGCTTTGAAGGAGCGTCAGGCTACCGAGCAACAGTAATGAAATTAAACATTTGTAATTCTACTTCTTTGGCTGTTACGGTAAATCTATGCTGAGTGAGGAAGATGAAAAGTGGGCTGTGGCCATACTTGAAATGACCTCGACAGACGGCTGGTCGCTCTGGCTTGAAGAACTAAAGGCGGCGAAAGCCAACATTAATTCAGTGGAATTCACCACGGATAACAACGATTTGAGCTTCCGAAAGGGTCAGCTTAATGTCCTTGCCGAGGTGCTATCACTGCGGGATCGAGCCGAAGAACTTTATGCCCAGAAGACTGTTTGACTTTCGATGCGCCTCTTGCGAGGCGGTTTTTGAAAAGCTGGCAGACTCCGAGGCGTTAAGTGTCGATTGCACTCTCTGTGGCAATCCATCGACTCGATTAATTTCTGCACCCCGTGCGGCGCTTGATGTGATTAGTGGCGACTTCCCAAGCGCGACTAGGAAGTGGGCGCTAATGAGGCAGCAGAAAATAAAGACAGAGCGCAGACAAGTCGCATCCCACGGCCCTGCGAAACATTAACAAGCCCGAGAGGGACAACTTGAGAAGGGATTTATGGCAAAAGAACAGGCAACGGATCAAACCGAGATTGACCCGGTAGATTTTCTCGACTCTAAAAATGAGACACCAGCGGAAGCGCCACCGAGCGAATTTTCTGGCAAATCAAGAGAAGAGCTAGAAAAGATAATTGCTGATCAGAGAAGTCAGATCGGCAAACAGAGCAATGAAGTGGGCGATGTACGCCGTGAGCTTCGAGCTTTGAAAGGTCAAGTCGAACAAGTCGGACAAGTGAGAGAGCCTGAACCGAAGCCAGCGGAAATCGATTATTTCGGTGATCCTGCGAACGCGATTAAGCAGTCTATTGAAGACAGCCCCAGGGTTCGGCAGCTTGAAGAGCAGATGAAGCAGCAAGCCGCGCAGAACGCAGCCGACCAACTCCTCCGGCGTCATAACGACATCGAGCAGGTTTTGGGCAGTTCAGAGTTCAAGGATTGGGTGGGCCAATCTGCGATGAGAACTCAGGCTTACGGGACTGGCATTGATGGGCTTAATGTTCAGGTTTTGGATGAGCTGGTGACGGATTTCAAGAAGTCCAACGCTGACCCAAAACTCGCAGCACTGGCGCAGCAG